AGCCCTTTACAAACTTGTGACCGCCGTCACCCATTGCAGTTACCTCTAGCTCATCAAATGAACGGTTTAGAGTTACTGCTGTTACATGGTCGGAAAGATCAACAGAGTTAACCTTAACGCCTACTTTGTTATTTAGAAATACAGCCATTTGGTTATTCCTCGTCTTTCTTTACGATTTTTGGCTTTTCGGTTTGTGGTGCTATTTGCCCGACTTTTTCAAGCCAAGCCTTATCCTCGGAAGGAATATCATATTCGTTGCTCATTTTAACTCCAGCTCGTGATTGCGCTTACATTGATTGTGGCAGTTAGCATTTCTTGTGCTTCAGCTAATACCGCAGGTGCTGAAACGCTTGACACATTTAGCTTCAATGTTGAAGCGGCTAACTTTGTTAATACACCTGAAACCATATCCTCTAATTGTATCAACCCACCCTGATTGTCCAACATAGGCACAATGCAGGTGATTGTTAGATTGGCTTTAGGTGCAATGTTGTATTGATTATTACTTGGCTCTAGCATAGGCGAATCCCAGTTAAGAATTACTGAGTTTGCAATGGGTGAGGCAGGCGGAAAGGAAAAGACCTGCCACACCCCAGCGTTTTCCAACGCTGCCGCAATAGTTGATCTGAGAGTCGTAACGGCGACAGTCATCAGCCAACCAAGCTGTTAGGACTTAAATACGGTGCTAACAAACCTCTTACTTTTGCGATCAGGCTGGCTGACATACGCCAAGGGCTAGGTTGAAAATCTGCTGTAATTGAAGTTGAGTTGCTGGCTTGGCGTGATTGCCAAATGTCCACAGCAACCATTAGCGCAGCTTCTCTGACAGCACTAACCGTTGCATAATTTGTATATGTAGACCCTGCTACTGTGCCATAAGGCTGCACAGCATGAATAGCCTCAGCTGTTGAGTGCGAGGTCGTTACTGTAACACTAAAATCGGTCATGCTTGTAATAACTTTACTTCCGTTAAAAGTTGCGCCGTTACCTGAGATTGTTACAGTCTGACCAACATAAAAAATGTTTCTAACTGAGTTATTAAAATATAGTGTGCCGCTACCAACAATGTTACTGTGAGCGTAATTATTAAGTTCGTCTTTCCATAGATATGAGGAAACAATATCCTGGGCAGCTTGCGCACACTCGTCCACAACAGCGTCTGAATACAAACTGCCAATACCCAATGCGCTACGAAGTTCTAGGACTGTTGGTGTTGTTGCTGCCATGTTTTCCTTTCTAAGAGTATAGGGGCAAAGGCTTCCAATGCCCCCATACAGTTGTTTCCTTTAACGGAAGTTTATGCAACCTTCCATAGGTATGAACCAGCGGCAACCTTAGTTGCTACTGCACCGTAACCGTAATATGCAACAGAAATTTGACCTGAAGCAATTACATTGGTTTCTAAACGGTACTTGGTTGACTCATACCATGTGTATGACTCAGGGTTGACAACAATAATTGTGTTATCGCCGATTCCTGAACCGTCAGTTAATGCTGTTGAAACACGAAGGTTCAATCCGCCAATGTTGCCTCGGATATTTGTAGGTGTTAGGTTACCTGAAGCATTTTGTGGGTTAATTGTTTGTGTAAATACTGCACGATTTGAACCATCAACTAGTCCCATCAATGCACCCCATTGCTCAGGTGATACTACGATATTTTGACCAAAGCCAAGTGTTCCCTTGTAAATGGAAACTGCTGCGTCTGAAATAAAGTCTTGGATATTAGCTGCTGACATTGTGCGGTTTCCGCCGTCAGTTCCACCATTGATTAAAGCTGTTCCAACTGCGACATCAGTTGCTTTTGCGTAAGCAAACTCCATTTGACGGACTAGCTCTGCAAAAAATGCTGGTGACGAGCGATCTAACAATTCGACAGAGAATTGCTGTTGACCTGCATATTTCTTAACATTTACTGTCAGGAAAGAAACATTTTGGTCTGTGTTAGAAGGTGCTGCGCCTTCAGCTGTCTCTGCAACTGTTGGTACTTGTGTCAATTTAGGAATTTCAAATGTCATACCAGCGTCAGGTAGTGCAGCTGATGAGATTGAGTCAATAAATGGACGATCAGCGTTTGACAATGGGTTGATAACTTCAGTTAATTGTCTCGTCGGGATTAAACCAGCGTTGTCAGTTGTATCTGCTGCTGCTGCAATGTATTGACGAGCTGCGTCATCATTTAAGTATTGTGCACGCAGAGTGTTTTCTAGAAACTTCTCTTTTGTGAACTCTAAGCGAGGCTTAGTGTAAATAGGTGCTGCTACTGTTGGACGAGCAGAGGCTTCAACCGCAGGGGTCTCTGTTACCTCAGTCGCAACAGATTCAGGTGTTGTGTTTTCCACAATTTCCTCATTTTCTGTTTTGGTTTCGGTTGTAACTTCTGCGTCTTGTGACGCAGCAACACTTAGCACCTCTGCTGACTTAAAAGCCGCAGCTTGTACAAGTGAAACTTCAAGTAGGCGTGCTGCACTTACACGATACACGCCATTGCTATTTTTTCCCTTAATAACTTCAACACCAACTGAAAGACCGCTGCGCAGGTTTTCCGACGCTTCAATTAGACTGTCTGTTCCTCGTGTGGTGTTGGAGACCTTGAACTCTGCATAAATACCTGAGCCGTCCTCAGATACATTTTTCATGCGTCCAATAGGTTGTTTGTTGTCATGCTCTAATAAAAGTTTGATTTGTTTTGGGTCGTCAATTTGGATAGACCCTTTTTCAAATATGACTGAGCCGACTGAAGTCTGACCGATCTCGTTCTCAAACGGTACGATCTTGCCAGCAATAATTCGGCGGGATTCTGACGCTTCTAAGTCAGCTGTAAAGTTAATTATTTCCATTTGGGCTCAATTCTTCCATTTCTCTAGCTTGTTCTACTGTGATTAGTTCAAGTGCTAACATTTTTTCTATTACTGCTAATCGCTCTAATGGGTTGGCTCGTAAAAATCCTGAATCCATGTCAAACGCTACAAATTGTGTTTGTGGTGTTAGATCGTCCATGCTTAACCTTGACTCGACGCAAGAAATGTAAGGTTGCAGGGATAGAGAAACAAACTGACGCCTCTCGTCTTGAACATTGGCGTATGTCATGCTGTTGTTTTGATCTGCTGAAATATAATAAGCAGGCACATTGCACAAACGGGCAATTTGAGTAGCCATGTATTGTTGTGCTTCGTTGTACATCATATCTTTTGGACTAAATGAAGTTGGTTGGTATTCCAAGGTTGAAGTTAGGTAAGCAGTTGACCGCTCAGCTCGTGATCGCTTCCATGCTGCTAATAATCCTGAAACCTCGGCGGCTGGTAGATCAGCACCGTTGTTTTTAAGGATACCTGAAGGTACTGGTGTTGCCGCCGCCGTTGCTGAGGCTTTTTCTAAATCAATGGCAGCTCTTAGGATTCTTGCACCAGCGTGCAGAATACCGTCAATAGGTGATTGGAAAGTTACAAGTGAACCAACACCTGACATTGGACGCTCACGACCGTCTACTGTATAAAAGTCTACAAAGGTGTTTAATTTATTAAGTTGTACTTGTACTCTCGTGTTATTTACAAAATCAAATCTTGCTGGTCTGTTGTCATCTTGATAAACCTCGGTTACCTCTAAATATGCTGAACCGTAAAACAATAATGCGTCAACCAGTGCAGTAAGAATAACTGAGTTAGGTGCTGACTTAGATAATTGGTGTACCCAGGGTAAATTAGGCAATTCCTCTTTAGTTGCTTTATTAAATGTACATAGTTCCATTACGCCGATTGTTGTAGCTATTAAATTGCGACAGCGCATAACGCTTGGCACAGAAATTGCTTCGTCACGACCTACTGACTGAAACGGTGTGAACTGTGCGTAATAATTAAAAGGGTCAGCTACTACTGGTGGGGCAAGTTGCGCCTTAATTGTTGATTTATCCTCTAGACCAATTAAGTTGCGGAAAAATCCCATAGGTGAAGTATATCACATAACCTAGACATAAATCTGAGGAACTGATATTGGTTTTGATAACATGTGGACACACATTGCAGTTGCAATGGCAGCTGTGACATCTCCAGCTGATTTTCTACGGACAATGCGCCAACCTGCGTCATTAGTTTTCATTGCGGCGTTATTCATTGAGTTAACCCACTCGGGTTGACCTTGGTGAACTAGACGGAGGTTACTGAGGGCATCAGATAGTTCACCACAGGCTTGGTAGAACGACTGTCCCGATATATCTACCAATTTATGCC